GATATGTTTGTGAAACACCCTCAGTATGAAGTCTATAAGATTGATGCCGATATCAAAGGGGATAATTGTATATCTCTAAAATACCAGACGAGTCCAGAAAATTACGAAAAAAAGTTTACATCACACACCACGATGATTAAAGGAATATCGCGAAAAGAAATTTTATTTATTACAAGTTGTGGACATGTCTCCGGTGCAGTCTTGAGGATCCTCCAACAGCTTAAGAAGAAAAATTGTATAATTAACGTGTTATACATTAAACCTGACGGTTCTCTGCTTTCACACACAAAATCCCTGCAGCAAAATTTATTATTTAATGTATTACAAGAGTATGCTCGATCTGGAGTTTTTAAGCGATTATACTTTATTGATAATGTAGTTTTATCAACTATTGTGGGGAATGTACCATTACGAGAATACTACAATCGACTAAATGATCTAATAGTATCTACAGTACATATGATTAATGTATTTGATAATAGTGATTCCGAAATTGATACATTTTCGGATATGTTTGGCAGTGCGAGACTTTTAACAATTGGCATATATGATTATGACAGCAACGAAGAAAAATTGTTTTTCTCTCTTGACAATATAAGAGAGAAAAGATACTATTATGGTGTCAATGAGAAAACTTTAGATTCTGATATGTCTTTAAGAGAAAACATTGTTTTGCAGCTTAAAAATAATTCAGAAGATGGGACTATAAAGATGAGCTATGGAGTGTATGCGACACAATATGATAAAAATTATGTTTATTGTTTGGCATGCAGTTCTAGAATTCAGAAAAGAGAAAAAACTGCTTGACAAAGAAAATAATGTTAAATATAATAACAAAATGAAGTTTGTAATTAAACTTAGTAGCAGCATGAGAGAGTTATCATGTTGACTTTAGCCAGAAAAAAGGAGATTTTAAATCATGGCAATTGATATGAAGAGAATGCGAGATCGCATGTCGTCCCTTAAGAATAAGGGTAACGGGGGTTCGAACAAGTTTTGGCGCCCACAAGAGGGGGATCAAACTATTCGGATTGTTCCTCCTGAAGATGGGGATCCTTTTAAGGATTATTGGTTCCATTATAATCTTAAGGATTCCAATGGAAACGATGTACCGGGTTTTCTTAGTCCAAAGAAGAATTTTGGAGAAAACTGCCCTTTGGATAGTTTTGTTCGTCAGCTTTGGCAGGATGGTTCTGAAGAGAGCCGCAAGCAAGCTAAGACGCTCTCTGCACGACAGCGTTTCTTTGCACCAGTTCTTGTTCGAGGTGAAGAAGATCAGGGTGTTCGACTCTGGGGCTTTGGCAAAACTGCGTATGAAATGCTTTTGAATCTAGTTCTGAATCCGGAGTATGGAGACATTACAGATCCGGAGACGGGTACAGATCTTAAGCTTACCTACGGCAAGCCAGCGGGTGCTCAGTTCCCACAGACTAAGATTGTACCACGACGTACTAGTTCCCCCATGCATGATAATGCAGATCTTGCTAGCGAGCTTTTGGAAAGCGTACCAGATTTTGATGAGGTGTTCGCCAGTAGTCGGAAAACCGTCGCAGAGGTTCAGACTATTTTAGACGAATATCTTCTGTCAAGCGACGACGCTGAAGGGGATTCGTCGGAAATCAAGCACATTAATGCTAAATCTTCAGATGCTGGAAATCTAGTAGATAATACATTTGCAGAACTTCTAGCTTCGTAACCGTAACAGCTGTACAGCAACCGCAGGGAGGCACGGGTTTACAGGTGCCTCATTTTTTAAATAGGAGTTATTAGTGGCAAAAAATAAAAATCTTGGTAAACTTTCAATTTCTGATATGCGTAAGCTTATTAACAAGAAAGCTGGCATGAACATCGCCCACAATCTAAACGAAGATAGTCCAACGATTGTAAAAGATTGGATCCCTACCGGCTCCCGGTGGCTTGATTCAATTATTTGTCGTGGGAAGCTGGCGGGGATTCCAGTTGGAAAGATTGTAGAAATTGCAGGGCTTGAATCTACAGGTAAATCATATATGGCAGCACAAATTGCTGCGAACGCACAAAAAAAGGGCATGGTTGTAGTTATTTTCGATTCAGAATCTGCTATTGATCCAAAGTTTTTAGAAAAAACCGGTTGTAATGTTGAGGATCTGATTTATGTCCAAGCAACCTCTGTGGAACTTGTTTTAGAAACAATTGAAGAGTTGCTTGATTCTGGTGAACAAATGCTTTTTGTTTGGGATTCTCTTGCACTAACTCCCGCAATATCAGATGTTGAAGGGGACTTTAATCCTAATTCTTCCATGGCTGTAAAAGCGCGGGTTCTTTCAAAAGGAATGTCTAAATTAACGATTTCAATTGCGAACAGCCAATCAACATTCTTAGTTTTAAACCAACTTAAAACAAATATCCCACAGGGACCATCTGCGCGTATCCAAGTAATGACAACACCATATACAACTCCTGGCGGAAAAGCCATGGTATATGCATATTCATTACGTATTTGGCTTACAGGGCGAAAAGCAAAGGCTTCGTTTGTGGTAGATGAAAAAGGATATAGGATCGGTTCAGAAGTAAAAGTTAAGCTTGAGAAATCTCGTTTTGGAACTCAAGGACGTCAATGCAATTTTAAGATTTTGTGGGGCGATGATATTGGAGTCCAAGACGAAGAAAGTTGGCTTGACGCAATCAAAAGCTCAGAGCACCTTAAACAATCTGGCGCATGGTTTGAGCTTGTATATGAGGATGGGACGTCTGAGAAATTTCAGACAGCCAATTGGAAAGAGAAACTTAAAAATGAAAAATTTAAGTCAAGAATATACACATTAATGGATGAAGAGGTAATAATGAAATTTGATGATAGAACCGGAGATTCTAAGAATTTTTATGATGAGGGAGAAGCATAGTGATGGTTGGCATGTGTATTGCAACTATTATTAGGCAGGAGGAAATTTAATTATGAATGTATGTGTTTTGTTTATTCTATATAGCGGTTGGGGGTATGTAACTCCTGCCTGTTATACGAGTCATGGGCTTTTAGAACCACAGGATGTGGTGTATGTGCAACACCTAAATAGTGGGTGGAATCTTTGGGATGCTCCCGATGAGTATGTTGACTGTTATCGATCACGGCGCCGCCATGTGCGCCATGTTCATAGATATCGTGCGCCAATGCGAGGGTTGAAGATCACTCATTGGGGACAAAATCATCATGGGTATTCGCACCATCGACGCTTTAAACGACGTGCTCATAGGCACCATAACCGCGTGCGCCACAATCGTGGACACCGGCAGCGGCGCAACGCCAAGGCACGACTCAACATTAGAATCAATGGCGGGAATGTTGTCATAAACCGATACAACAATTCTTCTGCTCGTAGAAGTCACCGTTCTGGTGCTCGGAGGCAAGGTACCAATCGCGGACACCGGCGGAAACATCGCCATCGTCGTCACAGACGCCACTAAGCATTATGCTTGCCTTTGAAGCCACCTCAGTAACCAGCCTTGAGGTGGCTTTTCTTTTTTGTGTTCATAACAAACTAAACAAACTATTTATTAAAATGTATTAAAGGAGAAACACTCTAATATGAAGCTGTTGTTCGAAAGTTGGAGAAAATTTATAAAAGAAGAAGAAGCGTCTGAAGAAGAATATAAAAAATGGCAGGATTATGACGTCCCCATAGGGCAATGGCATGATGTACCTTTAGAAGATATTAAAAAAGCAGCGCAAGTAAAAGGTGGAGAAATAACTATCGCTTCTGAACTTTATGATTTAATTGAGAAAGCATATGCTGAAATTGGTGGGCACTTTGATTTTGCAAAACCTAGCGATTTACCGGATGATTACACAGATTGGTCTGCCATTGAACTAGACGGAGATCCACAACCAGACGCTTTGCGCGTAGCTAAAGGAAAGGGTACTGGATTAAAAATGGCTGCAGCAGGGCATGATGGAACAAAACAAGCAATTGATGCTTATTTGGCGAAAACTGCAGACTTATTAAAAGGTGATGGATATTATGGAGAAATGTCTAAAGGAATTGCTCATGTTATGATAAAATATCATAATGTACCTTTTGTTGATAATCACGAGGACGTTGAGCGAGTGTTAGGTAAAACCGTGGAATGGGTTGGAGCACATCCAGAAGGGAAATATCCAAACTACACTGGTTGGTATATAAGAATGATTGGTGGCGAACACAGAGACATGAAAATCATGCTTGGACGTCCAATAGGTATCCAAGGAATTGTTGATCCATGAAATTACTATTTGAAAATTGGCGAGATTATTTGTATGAAAGGCTAATGCTTAAACCCGGTCCAAACGGCTGGGATCTTTATGGAGAGTTAGTCGCACGTGCATATGAACAAGCCCCAACTTATGATCCGGCAGCTGTTTCATCTTTCGAGGCATTGGAACCCTTTGTCAATAAAATGTTCAATCAAATGCAATCTAGAGTTGACGTACAGTTTGTCGATGTGAATCCCTACCCGTCAGAAAAAGAAATGTGCATCGATGCCATACAAAATGGCGTATTAAAAATTTGGAAAGGGGGAACTGAACATCCAGTGTTTACTCCAGAATTAAATTTAAAATTAAGAGCAGTACATGATTACATGACGCATTGTCAGAGAAACACTAATTTTACCCTTCAAGGAGAAATTGCATCATATAATGGGCACATGAAAACAGTACCACCAGAAGCAGCCGGGGCACTATTTACAGAGGTAGTTGGACAAGCAAGCCATTTTATAAAGAGAGGCTTTTTTCCAGAGCAAAAAATAGCAATATTGCCTGGATTTGATTTTGATCGTGTTGGCGAGGTAGATCCAGATCTCTGGGGATATAAAATAGATTCAATAAAGAAAGAACTAATTAAGGTGAACGGAGAGGAAATATTATGACAATGAAACTCATAATGGAAAACTGGAGACACTATGCTGACGAACAAAAACTAATTCATGAAATTAATACAGGTACGCCAGTAACGTATGGCATGCTAAAAGCTTTTCTTAAGGCTATTGTGGGCGCAAAGCAGGGATTGGAAGGCGAATCTTTGGCTAACGCTTCAGGGCTGCTTGACTTTTTTACAGGCGGTGACGCAGTGGACGTTGCAAAGATGGTTGGAGGTCTTTTTGAAAATAATACAAAAGATAAACAACTTCTAAACGAAGAGCCAGTCACACTAGCTCTCTTTTTAGGTTCAATGAAAGTTTTAGGTGCGATAGGTGCAACAAAGAATCTGGTTGGTTTAGGTAAGAAACTTTGGCAAAAGTTTAAAGGCGAGCCAACAGAAAAGACTGATAAAATGCCATTTTTAGATTTATTTAATTTAGATCCCAAGTATTCAGAAATAGTTGATGATAGAATTGAGCAACAGTTTTTGCAATGGTGGCTTGACGAAATGCAGTCGCAGGCTGACGATGCAGAAGTAGATACTAACGATTTGGATGTTAACTTAAAGCTTCAAAAATTTATTCAAGCGGAATTTCAGAGAGAACTTTCTGGGCACACTGCGCCTGGGTTAGCAGGGGGAGCTTCTGATATAAAAACAAAAACTAAACAAGCTAAGAGAATGAAAACTAAACAAGCGGCTCGGGCTGCAACAGGAATAAAATAAACGGAGAGGAATTATTATGAAAAATTGGAAACCATTGATGTTTGAAAATAGCAAGATACCTGTTTGGCTATCTAAGGTTGCTCCAATAGATATCTGGGCAGTAAGTATTTTTATATTTGTGTTCTGTAAAGGTGAAATGAGTGATTCTACAAAAAGACATGAAACAATCCACTTCCAGCAACAACTTGAGTTGGCATTTGTTGGGCAGTGGGTTCTATATGCCTTATTCTGGCTTATAGGGCTGGCTAGACATAGAAGTGGTAAAAAAGCATATTTTTTAAGCCCCTTTGAACGAGAGGCATATGAGAATGCTGGAAAAGAAGACTATTTAGAGAAAAGAAGAAGATATTCTTGGGTGAAATATATAAAATGAAAGATTTATTTGAACAGTGGCGTAATTTCATGGAAGCCTCCGAACCTCAATTTAAACCGCAGGAAGGTATTAGAGATTTTACTTTCACTAAACAGGAAGCATTGAGACTTAATCACGCTATTTCTAAAGTGGTGAATGAAGCAATGAAGGTTTTAGGTGGAGAGTTGGCAGGTTCTTTACCAAACTTATTTAATCTCTTAATTCCTGTTAAATTAGATACTTCACAAAAAGATGCTACTGCTGCTGAAACACCGCTTCGCATGGTAGCGGAAGGGGATGTTGTTGACTTAAAGAAATATTTTGGAGATGAAGCGGAAGAACGGCATGATTTAAGACAAAGGTACCATGGCGAGGGTGGCGAAATAGAAAAATCAAGTCCTAGAGCAGCTAAAGGCTTAGAAAAGGGACTAGGGCAGATGTCAGCTGCAGAGTTTGAAGAAACAGGCTATGTCATGCGAGTACCAGAAGAAGTGTTAGAAGATTTCAATGTTTTGGTACAAGAAACTAAAAAGACTGGTGAGTTATATGAACAAGCCCGCAGCTGGTATCACGATATTAGAGCTTTGTTGGATCAAGAAACAAACAATGATAGAGACGCTACTCTTTTAGGATTATTAATAGCAACTTATTCTCCAAGAGCGAAGTTTGCGCTTAATTTAGCTGAAGCAGCTTATATGTTTAAAGCTGTACAGAAAGATGTAGCTGAGCAGCCAGCTCTTTTAAAACAATATTTAGAAACATTCCCAGGTGCTGAAAAGAGAGAACCAGGGGATCCAAGAGGGTTCACAAAAGCTCATAAGGTACCTAATTTTGCTTTGAATTTAATTGCCCCAAAACTAGCTGGGAAAAGAGATCCAGAAACTGGGGAAATGACTTATAATGACATGTACATGTGGAACTCTACTATCGATACATGGATGATTGATGCCTTCTACCCTCTTCTTAAAAAAGCTTCGACTACTAAAGAGTGGGACGCCATGAAGGGTAAATTAATGTCTAATGTGGTTTCTTATCGGTACATGGCTCAATTGGTTGCCAATGAAGCTAGAAAATTAAATTTATTACCTCACGAGCTTCAAGCCATTGTTTGGGTGTCAATGCAAATAAGACAAACAGGTGATCCAGACTTAGGCGTCACGACTGAGTTTGCTGTTAATCAAATTAGAGAGTCAATGAAGAACATTAGAAAAATCAATAATGAACTTGAACTTTATAAAAAAGAGTTTGAGGAAAAGAGTTGGCTCGGCACCGTCTTTGATGAGATTGATAATAAGGGGTTTGAAGAAGCAGGTAAATTTATTCTTGGTATTAAAGATGAAAAAGGTAAGTTTGTTGCCCCAGGTGTTAGAAGCATTACCTCCAGTGGTAAAAAGGGCAGTGCATATAAATATTACCCTCAACCACCAAAAGATGAAGAAGAACTCAAGGCAAAGGCAAAGGCAAAGAAAGATAAAAAAGCACCGAAACCAAAGCCTGAAAAGAAATACGCTTCTGAAGAATTCGCAGCACTTCACACACATTACGTCATGAACAACATTATTCAAATGCCAACTGGTAAATTTAATAATTTGTACGATTCAATAATGCTTTATTTAGACCCAGAGTTTACAGTACAGAAGGCAGTTGAATACCTAACAGGCAGATTTGATCCCACCGCTAAAGCGTCTGGTAAATATTTTAAAGAGCAAATTACAGCTATAGTGAATAAAATCCTTTCAGAAAAACGCTTGACAAAAAAATAAATTCAATTATAATTGTAGTCAGGTCAATCAATTGAATCTTAGTAAAAAGACTAAAAAATATGCAGATCTAGCTAAAAGAATAGCAGATCAAAGTGTATACCCCGATTTCAAACACGGGGCTGTTCTTGTTAAAGGTTCGGTTGTTATAAACGCTTCGTGTAATAAGTCTGGGTTTAATAGTTTTGGTGCAAGATTCAGAAAAAAAGAATATGGCACCGCAACTCTCCATGCAGAACTTGGTGCAATATTAAATGTTGAACGTTCAAAAACTGAAGGTGCAACGATATATGTTGTACGAGTAAATAAAAGAGGAGAGAAAAGACTTAGCAAGCCTTGTCACATGTGTGAAGCTGCAATGGAACATTGTGGAGTTAAAAGGGTTGTTTACTCAACAAACGGAGGATATGAGGTAATGAAGTTGTGAGTTATAAGGTTAAACATTCAAAATCAAGAAGGTGAAGAAAGTTTGATTCTGGAAAGAGACGTAAACGTAAATTAGCAAGGAAGAATTAATGTCTAGAGTTATGGTAATCGATGCTCTCAATCAATTTTTGAGAAACTATATTGTAGATCCAAGTCTATCAAAGAACGGGCAACCTATAGGCGGCGCCAAAGGGTTTTTAAAATCCCTGCAGAAGCTCACTAGGGAAATTAAGCCAGACGAGATTGTAATTGTTTGGGATGGTGCTTATGGTTCTAGAAAGAGAAAATCTATTAATAAAAACTACAAGGAAGGCAGAAAACCTGTACGTCTCAATCGTAATGTCCGTAATCTAACGGAAGATCAGGAGCTTCAGAACAAAGTTTGGCAACAATTGAGGGTAATTGAATATCTAAATGAGCTGCCAGTGATTCAACTTAAATATGATCAAGTTGAGGCAGACGATGTTATATCTTTTGTTACTCAGTATTCAAAATATGATGGATGGCAAAAAGTAATTGTTAGTGCAGATAAAGATTTTTTTCAACTCTGTGATAATGAAACTGTTGTGTTTCGTCCAATTCAAAAAGAGATCATGAGTACAAAAAGTATTGTACAAAAGTTTAATATTCATCCAACTAATTTTGCGTTAGCCCGTGCAATCGTGGGGGATAACTCTGATAACTTGGTTGGCGTTAAAGGTGTTGGCTTACCAACAGTTGCTAAGCGCCTGCCTTTTCTTGCTGAAGGTAAATATTATACCATCGATGATGTTATAGGATACTGTAAAGAAGCAGAAGAAAACATTAAAGCATATTCCAACATTATTGAACAGGAAGATCTCATTAAAGAAAACTATTCTATTATGCAATTGTATGCCCCCTTGTTATCAGCAATTACCAAAAGACATGTCCAAAACGTATTAACAAATTTCGTACCGGAATTTAATAAAACTGGACTTCTCAAGCTGCTGATCAGCGACGGCGCTGCTGAATATAACTGGAATGAATTGTTCGTGCGCTTTCGAAAAATCATCGCAGATACCAAGAAAACTGGTTGACAAAATAATCATGGTAAATTAGTATATGTATATGATTTGGCTGAATGGTGGAATTGGTAGACACAAGGGACTTAAAATCCCTTATCCGTATGGGTGTGAGGGTTCGAGTCCCTCTTCAGCTACCATGGAGAACGAAGAATGAAATTATACGCCGGTAGCTCAGGTGGTTAGAGCACCAGTCTTATAAACTGGAGGTCGTGGGTTCAAATCCCCCTCGGCGTACTTTAAAAGAAGAAGATAATGAAAGAAGAACTAGATAAAAAACTCGTCAAAGCATTTCCGCTTCTCTATG